TTTTTGGATACTGGGTATTTCGACTCATGCACATTTGAGAAGACATCATATGCTAATGCTCGCGATCCCTATCAAACAGTTTGTGATAATGGGCTCGGTCTTTCTTATTCTGAGGTTCGTTGTCCAGAAAATAGCGAATTTGACCCTTCAACCTTACGTTGCAAATCAGTTTGTGAATATGGCAAAAACCCTGACGGCACCTGCATGGACGCTTGCCAGTTCAAAAAATCCATTGATGAAACCAAGCTGCTTCAATGGGTTGCGTACGTCTATGGTGAACAAGTTACTGGGGCATGCTATGGCGACTTTGGGGCAACCCGTTGCGAACTAGGACGCGTTCCCAGTGATACTACGCTTTGTACGGATGTTGAGTCTGGTCAATGGACTCAAAACACATTATGTCACGGTAACTTCCAGTTCACGGGCAATCAATGTGAAGGCGGTACACTCTTCTGGGGTAAAGATGGCCCTGACACTCCTATCATTCCTGATGACCCAATTCATGACCCTGACGACCCAACAGGCGACATCGAAGACCCTAGCGTATTACCTGATGGCTCAACCAATACGGTGAATCCACCGGATACTGAGAAAAAGCCGGATGTTGAAGACCCTGATACTGATGATTCAACAGACATGGCAGTATTGAATGCGATTAAAGGCTTGAACTCGGATGTCAACAAGGCGCTAAATGATATGAACATCGACATCAATCAAGCCAGTGCTGACGTTCAAAACCAAATCATTGCATTGAATGCGTCGATGGTCACCAATACGCAAGCCATTCAAAAGCAGCAAATCAACGACAATAAGATTTACGAAAACACTAAGGCCCTTATCCAACAAGCAAATGCTGACATCACCACGGCCGTGAACAAGAACACCAATGCCATTAATGGTGTGGGTGATGATGTAGAGAAAATTGCAGGGGCAATGGATGGTATCGCGGAGGATGTTTCCGGCATTTCCGACATCTTAGAAGGCATTGCCAACACGGACACGTCTGGCGCAGGTACGGGCGGGACGTGCATCGAATCTCAAACCTGTACAGGTTTTTATGAGTCGGCCTATCCCGATGGCTTAGGTGGTTTGGTGTCTGGGCAGTTAGACAATCTCAAACACAACACCATCGATAACTTTGTCAGCTCGTTTGGTGACCTCGACTTATCCAGTGCCAAGCGCCCTTCTTTCGTGCTCCCTGTGCCCTTCTTCGGTGACTTCAGTTTTGAAGAGCAAATCAGCTTTGATTGGGTGTTCGGTTTTATTCGTGCGGTTCTCATCATGACGTCAGTGTTTGCGGCGCGTCGTATCATCTTCGGAGGTTAATATGGAATGGTTAGTCGATTTATTTAACAAGCTGTTGGTGTTCCTCTATCAGCTTTTAATCTCGCTGGTCAACATGCTCAAAGACCTGTTCTTTTGGGCGGTTGAGCAAATCATGGCAATGGTGAATCTGTTGCTCTCTGGTGTGTTCTCCCTATTCGCTCCGGTCGATATGAGCCAGTACATGACCAGTATTCCGCCTACGGTAGCTTGGGTTATGGCGGCGGTCGGTGTGCCTCAATGTCTGTCCATCATTCTGGCCGCCATTACGGTGCGTTTGATGCTGCAATTGATTCCGTTTACGAGGTTAGGCTCATGATATACGCCATAGCAGGGAGACCAGGTGGCGGTAAAACGTATGAGGCTGTCGCCTATCACATCATTCCGGCCATTAAAGATGGCCGCAAAGTCATCACCAATATCACCTTAAACATTGATTGGTTCGTTAAGGTGTTTGGTGAAGATGTTCGAGAACTCATCAAAATCGTGGATGGACGTTTAACGGATTTCGGCTCGACTACGCGCCCTTTCAGCCAGATTGAAGACTACTCCGACGAATGGCGTAATGAAAAAGGACAAGGGCCACTTTATGTGGTCGATGAGGCGCACATGAGCTTGCCAAGTCGAGGCTTGGCCGCGCCGATTCTAGAATGGTACTCAATACACCGTCACTACGGTGTTGATATCATTTTGCTTACGCAGAACATCCGCAAAGTGCATCGAGACATTAAGGACATGATTGAAGTGACCTACCGATGCACAAAGAACACTGCCATGGGCTCAACCAGTTCTTACACCAAGAAAGTGCAAGATGGTTGTGCCGGTGAAGTGGTGAACACCTCTACCCGATTTTATAAGTCGGAATACTTCCCGTTCTATAAGAGTCATTCGCAATCCAACAAGCAAGTTCAGGAAGCCGAAGCAAAAGACATTCGCCCGTTCTGGAAGCGTTGGCCTGTCGTCGGAACGGTGGTGCTGTTATCGCTTGGATTGGTTTTCAATATCTGGGCTTGGTGGCCAGAGTCAGAGCAACCGCCCGACCCCGTTAAACCACCACAACCAATACAAGCGCAGCTGCCTGACGGAACGCCAACGGTAGATACGGCAGAAACCAAAGCGAGGAAGAAAAAGAAAGCATCAGGGTTCGGGCCTTTGGAAGATTACGACTTCTATATCACCGGATACGCAAAGCAAATCGCCTACGCCAAACGGCTGAAGTATGCTGCCGAACTCGACCGTGACCTGACGTTCTACAAGATATACATCGATGTGTACGATGGTCGCGACAAGCTATTCAGTTTCGATCATCTGGACTTGGTAAAGATTGGGTATCAGTTCGAGGTGTTGAGCGACTGCGTATATCGAGTGACTTGGGAAGAAACAGAAAGGATCTTCACGTGCGGCCAAAGAGAAAAGCCGTCAGACATATTGCAGCAAAACATGCCTGTCCATATCTAGACCGCTCGCCACAGTGTCGAAGCTAGCGCAGTCTGCGTAGACCGAGGAAGCGGAACATGTAGGACACCAAACCTTGGCACTTCCACACCGAACTTAATCATGGGGCTCTATACGAGCCCTTTTTTATTACGTGCGCGGTATTGCGAGCATTTTGGGAGGGGCCCGCTTTGCGGGAGGGACCTAAAAGCGGAGCAAACCCCCGAATCTGTATTACGGGGGTAAATTCCCACTCAATACTAAATTTTGTGCACCATACAATCTGTTGATTATGCAACTGGGTAGGTTTAAATTAGAACAAAAAGGAGATACCTATGCGTCTATTAGACAACTATGAATATTTGAAACTAGATTATGACTCCCTTACTTGTGTGAAAAGCAAGTTCTTGGAAGCTCTAAAAAAAGAGAATGTTTTAAATATTGACTCAGATGCCAATAAGTTTGAACTGCTATCATACATATTCACAATTTCTACCCACGCGGTGGCCAAGGAAGACACCTTAGTTCTTAAATTTAGGGTAAGCACCAAAGTGTTTAGTTCACAAAAAGAGGTGTACTTTGAGTTTTTGATGCATCCAAACGGTTATGTGCTCCCCTTAGACCTACCAGAGATTAAACCTGCTCACGTTTTCGATCGCCACCCGATGTTATCTCTCAGTCCAGGTGATTATATGATTAAGATGTGTTTGTCTTTCTTTAAGAAATCAGATTTCTTCAATGTAGAAGTTCAACCACACTATGAATGAGGAGGACAAAAGAAGCTCTAAGCAGCTAGGCCTTGAGAACATTAACGCCTCATTAAAAGAGATAGTAAGCGTAACTAGAAAACACCTACCAGAAGATAAGTGGGCTTTTCTCTATACATATTCAAGGAAATCACTAGATGAAGAGATCGCACGATTCCAAATCATAGATGACAAATCCGTGAAGCTTTTGTCGACAGTTTCGGTAATCATCACGATTTTTTTAGCTATGTTTAATTGGATTATTGAGGTTAGCAAGACAGATTTTTCTATATATGTTTACATTACAGCTACTGCTTTATTTTTTACTTTAGGCATCGCTTGGTTTTTCTTTTTTGGCGCACTTAAACTAACATATACACCTAGAATGCCGTTGAATGATAGTATCTTCGCGCTTGTTAAAGATAACAATATGCCAACGATTCACGTTGCTTTATATAAGACCTGTCAAAATGCTGTTGTTATGACGCGCTCTAATATAGATATTAAAGCCAAAAAGCTAAAATATGGTTACGTCGCAACATCTTGTTCAGCCGCGATTCTAATACTATTAATAACTATAGTATTGTGTGAGTCTCAGGCCGAACAAGTGGAACCCTCACCGCAAACAAAGGAAATAATAAATATGCAGAATGATGATCAAAACACTCCGGAGCCAGAAGAAGCAAGTTACGAGCCTGATTTAGATATCACAGCTCCTGACCTAGAGCTTATATGTAATAGCGAGGACGACAAGTACGAAACTAAAGAGTCTCCCGAAGATTAATTAAAGGCTCCTTTCGGAGCCTTTTTTACATCATGTCTCTCAGTGCTCTTGCATATTTCAATACTTGACCAGCTGCTTCCAAATCTGTCAAAGCGCCGATCTCTAATAGAGCTATTCCAGTCAAAACCTGCTGTGCCGTTACAAGCTGTCCTGTTGGAAGTTCCAATCTGTCATAGTGCATTTTAAAGTGTTCCCATTGTCCAGATGGACTCAATTCTCTTCCCTTTGTCATTCTCATGAGTCGTTTACACTCCGGCGGAATGGTTTTCCCCTTATCCCATTCTTTGACCGTTCTCACAGTTTTTAAACA